TGGAATTCTACTCTCGTGAAGTGCTGTATTACCTTCTGGTCCTACATAGATTGCTCTAAAGTCTATATTGGGATATTCGTTTTTTAATTCTTTAAACACTGATAAGTTACTGCGACTGTCATCATACAAACGAATGTGATCATACTTGCCAGTGTCAGCATATCTACGAACATAAACTGCTTTCTTTTCAGCAGGAATAGCATCACCAGGTAAGTTTCCAGCACGGTGTACATGTACACGACTCATGTCAATACCAAGATCGCTGAATGTTTTTAAGAATAAATTTTTGTTATCAAAATCAGCACGGGCAGTAAGCATGATAACTTCACTGTTAGCTGAATGATTTAATATAGTTTTTAATTTTTTAACCATGGGCTCAATAGGTTTACTTTCTCTATTGAATTTTTCAGCATCTCTAAATTCACCAAAATCAAACTCTTCGCCTGGCTGTAGTTCGTAGTTGTTAAATTGCTGATTGGTTAATTCTCGAACAACATGTCCATCTCGTACTACTTTGATTTTGGCAGTGGTATGAAGTAGAGTATCGTCTATATCAAATATGACTAGACTTTTTTTAGGTTGGCTGAATTCTTTGGCTCGCATAGTGTATTTATTAGTGCCGGTTACTTTATCCGGCTCCAAGTAACGCCTGGAAGTTCAATTGCGCGGACGCCTGGGCAAGCAAGCTCGCCCCCGTGACGACAACGGTCCCTAAGGTGGGGTTAATGCGGATACGGGATACCAGCTAGCCCGCATCCTAATCTTGTCAGCCCTTCATACAGGGCTGTAAGGATTCCTAGGCCTATCCGACCCATCGTCTTCAGGATAGACTGGATAGTCATTGGGATTAGTCGGCTGATGCGTTAGCGCCACATTTTTGACGTTTGGCATTGGTCAACGCTCCGAAATCCACACTCCATTCTTTGCCTGGAGCAAGTTCAACTGCGCCCTGTGGGAAAGCAAACTGTACACCAGCTGTTTGTTCAATCTGTTGGATTGGCAAACGGAATTTGGTCAAGTCATTGCCTAAATTTGGATAAGGAGCAACATGTGGGAAAGCCCAGCCAGCGATTTCTTTAGTTTGATTGTTGACGACAATCTTGTAGAAACCATGTGGAACTACAACACCTTTACCAATAGTTTTATCGCCAGCACCATATACACCGCCTACATAAACTGTATAGCTTTGGTTACGTTGTACTGCCCAACCACGTACACTTGTTTCTAACAATTTCCAAATACCACGATTCAATGAACCAGCCTGTGGGCTCATGTTGGTCATTAGGAAACTTTCATATTCTACTTGCGGATCCCAAGATAAATCGCCATCCGGTGACATGTGTCCTTTATCATACCCAGTACCAGCATAATCAGCAGGTGTAGCACCATTAGGAACAGACTGATCGGCAGCAAAAGCATTAGTACGAGCCACGCAGCCAAGAGCGTTTTGAGGAAGAAGTTCATAAGTCACATATTTAGGTAATTTGGCAGCGGCATCATAACCTACTAGATATGCTTGACGGCAAATAGGTTGAACACCTGCTGTTTGTGGAAATCCATATGGAGCATGAACGCTACAGGTTTTTGGATCTTGTGGAGCACGTTGAGTCCAAGCATTAGCTTGAGTGCCTGTTAGAGCTACTAGAGCCACGAACAAGGAAAGTAATAGTTTTTTCATTTTAAAGTACCTTTTTAAAGTTGGTACTTTATTTATTACCTTCTCACAAAGTGATAATCACCATCCGGTCCGTTATCGCAGAATATACCCTTACATTCAAAACCACAATCGCTCATAAATTGTATGATTGTGTCTTTCAACGGGGCGCCTTTATTATACTCTACCTGTTGAAGCTCTAAAATAACATGTTTGGCATTTTGTAAAGCAAGTCCTGCTCCCATTAATACATCAAGCTCTGCTCCCTGTACATCCATTTTAATTAGATCTGGTAATGGGAATTGCTTTTGTTGTACAATAGTATTCACAGTGGTTGAACGCAATTTACGTCTATGGGCTTCGGTATACAATACATCAGCGCCACTGCTTAGTTCACTATTTTCTCTATAGTAGCTGTTACCGCCAGGATTCTCTACGTTTTCATAGAAGTCCAATTCTTTACCATCTTCGTTACTTAACAAACCAACATTGTATCGCATGTTACGTTCTTTGTATAAGAACTCTGTGGCAGTCATAGCTTCAAAGGCAATATACTCGGGTTCTGGCCATACTGTCTTGGCCGCATCAGTCCAGTGTAGAACACAGGCACCAATATCATAAACAACCTGCGGAACAAAGTTATATTCTTCTCTAATTCTACGTAAGTAATCTACATGAGTATTTGGCATTAATTTATGCGATCCCAAATAGCGTAGTCTTGCTGTCACAGGATCTTCATCAGGCAGTGCTGGTATATTATTGTCCACAGTGAATGTGAAACTGCCAATATGTCGACATTGGATACTAGGATCGGCATAGATCTTAAATCCCTTATCACGTGCCTTGCGACAGAAGTCATTATCTTCGCTGATAGTGTGTGCGTGGTCAATGGCGCTGTGATATTCAAACTGTGGATAGCCAACTTTGGCAAACACTTCACGCTTAACTAGCACACAACCAAATCCACAGCCAGCTATTTCAACTAGACTGCGACCTTTTAATTTTTCATAGGGCATGTTGCTTACACCACCATGAGCATTAGGTTCATAAATTTCTAACACATGACGGTCTGGCTTGCGTTGAATATACAGTCCACTGACCATGTCCTTGTCATGTGCCAACAACTTTTTAAGTGTATCACGTTCAAAGGCAATATCACTGTCCACGCTGAACAAATAGTCAAATCCACCCACAGTCCAGTGCGCTATTAGATTGCGTACTTGGTCAATGTTGTATCCATAGAAACATTGGAACTCTGCTATATAGCCATCAGGAATTTCCAAATCATAGATAGATTTAAATGTTTCTGTTTCAATATTCTTAGCAGTGGGAATACCAATTAGAATACGTTTAGGATTGGCCTTGTTGGGTTTGACCTGTACCACAGGAGTTTCCACAGGCTTGTACATGTCAATTTTGGCCTGTTCATAGATTGGACGTTCGCGTTCTAAAAAACCATTGGTAATAGTTTGATCCTTGGTAGTGGCCGCAAACTGTGTGTAATGGTCCATGTTGGCAATGATATAATTTGTACGTCCTCGAGCCAATTGTAGATCAAACGCATAATTATCGCCAAAGTAAATATCTAACCCTTGAGGAATTGGAGTCCATACTGCTTTGTTAAAGAAGAATAAACAGCCATAACCATAGGTATGTTGACCCGTCCAAGGCAAAATATCAATGGTCTTGGTAGTCACTGGCGGTTGTTCAAACACATCAACACCTGGACACAGTCCAAATAAACCTGTGTCCTCAGTCATTAAATCTTGTAGGCGTAAAAACACATCTGTGTCAAACACAACATCATCATTGAGTACACAGATATGGCTGTAACGACTTTGTTCAACACCAAAATTCCAAGCAGGATTTACATAGATGTTTCGACCAAAGTCATACATGCGAATCTTAGGATGCTGTAGCCCTGGTGGTGTTTTGGTATTGTCATTGTTAATGATAATGACTTCGCCCACAGCTTCGTGTTCACAAAGAATGTCAACAAATTTAACAAACTGATCAGCCACTTTCCACATAGTAGGAACAATGATACTATATTTCTGTATGCGAGTCTTGGCCAGGATGTCGTTGGCATTAAGAGTTTGTAGATCCGCATTGACCTTATAGTCATTCAACGGACTAATGTCGTTGTAATTATATACAATGTCCTGTAGGCACTTGACCTTTTCAGGCCTTGCTTGTTCAATTGCGGCATAGAATAGTGCGCCATCTCCGCCGGCCTTGTACCATTGACCATTGCTGTCAGTAAACATGCGATCTGGTATGCCATTTATCAAATATCGTTTAAATGTTCTCAGATGCGTATAGGGCATGTTCCAATTGAACTTGTGCTTGCGATAGGCCTTGCTCTTTTTAATATGTTCAGGATAAGGTTGACTGATCAAAGGAATATTGTCAACCATGCTCCAGCATGATCCATAGGTGAATTCTGTAGATCCATCATAGATATTATTATAGTAATTAAAAATACTATTATCATTGACTAGGCTATCATCACCATCCAGTATCATAACAATGGCATTGGGATTGGTAATTCTACGAATGGCTTCAACTTGATTACGTGGTGCTCCCTTGTTTACATCGTTTCGAATAACGCTGAAATGTTTGAACACTTCCTTGGGCAATGCGTAGACTGCTTCCACAGCACGATCAAATCCATTATCAGTACTACAATCATCAATTAGGATATGGTGATAATTTTCATAGTCTTGTTGTGCCACACTTTGGATACAGCGTCCAATGTATTCTTCAGCATTGTAGAATGTACTGATAACAATGATCTCTTGTTCAGTGCTAGGCTTGTAATCCTCCAATTCAACAACATTGTGGAAACGTCTATTGTAGATTTTGTGTAGACGATGATTAATCTTGGTAACTTCTCTATAATCTTCACGGCTTAGATATTCGCCGCACTTACGGAACATCTGTTGACGCCATTGACGAGCCACACTATCCCATCCAGCAATGTCCTTAATGATATTACAGTAGTATTGTTTTTGTTGATGTAGATATGGATTACGATATGCTTCCACCACAGTCTTAACAAACTGCTCTACTTGCTGTGGAGTGTTAATATGTGGGAACAAGCCGTTGGGTTCAACAGCATAGTCAATCAAGTAACAGGCTTTCTCGATGGCAATTTCTTCTAGCCCACCAAATCGGCAAGTAACGCTGGGCGTGTTGTATAGCAAACTTTCCAATGTACTGATACCATATGTCTCCGGGAAGGCACATGGATAAATCATAAAATTAGCTTGGGCAAGTATACTGGCAATTTCTCGTTGTGGAATTATACCAGTGAACTCAATACCCTTTTCAGCATTAGCAGGGTCAAATGCCATTTCACGCCAATCTGTTTCCTGTTGGTCAGGAGCATCTGCTGAATTAAACTTGTAGTAGCCACCAATAATTTTTAATTGCGCTTCGGCAATGTGTCGTTTGACATGTGGCCAAATTAGTTTAACCAGCGGAATCATTCCCTTGGTCACTGACGCATTGTAGACAAATAAGTTACGGTCCTTGGCAGCAATATCCACTTCGGGAATATAATTATAGGCACCATTGCGTGTGATGAATACTTTACGCTTGAGTACTTCAAAGTTACGTTTTTTTCCGTGATCACAGTTGAGCACATAGGTAGTATGCCAATCGCTCAACGTAAAAATATCAGTGATACGGTCACTTACTGCGAGATCTTCAATTAAATTATCGCCCAAACAAAATGTGTCATGCATCCAAAGGATACGCATTTTGGC